AGGGGGCTCATGCGTTAGAAATAGTTCCCCTTTCCAATCCCACAATCTTCTATATGGTGTGTCTCTACCTTCACCCCACTGTCCAAAAACTTGTTGGTTAGTGCCTACAAAATAATTGCATAAAAAACATCCAGTTTTACCTTTATTTTTTACCAAATCATTTTCAGCATTTTCTAAATCTTCTTTTTTCCATTGTTCATCAATATCAATTTGCCATAATTTACATTCTACTGATATATTATTTCTAATATATTTAATAGCAGCATTAACTTGCTCATCTTTACTATAAAAAGGGGCTTGCGGCACATTTCTTATAATTTTTACTTTATCATTATGTATAGTGTTTAAAAATTCTGTTGTTCCGTCGTTAGATAAAAAATTTTTATGAAAAGATAAATCCAAATTTTTACACCATGAAGTTGAATCATTTGGTTGTGAAACCCCTTCAACAATTACCCAGTAATCAAAATTTTCAATTATTGTTTTGTAATAATGATTGTGAGTCAAATGTCTTAATCCATTAAGAATAATTGTAAATGCTACTCTCATAGTTTTTTAACTATCCAATCGCCCCGTAAAACCTGTTCAGGGTGCCCCTGTTTTCTTAAAATAATTTTTTTATTTTTTAATCCAATTTGATCTACAAAATTAGCCATTGCACTATCTACTAGAGCTAGACACTCAGCACCAGCTAAAATAGCGCGCCAATTAAAAATACTATAGTTTTCATTAGTTTCAATAATTTGGTTTTTACTTTCAAACTTTACATTAATTTGGCCGCGTGAATGTTTTGTAGATATAATATCATATTTTGGCTGTCTTACTAAATCATCAATAATTTTTTGCTCACCTACAAGATCTCTTTTATATTCTAAGTTCCATTTTAAATCAAAAGGCACCTCTGATAGTCTATATTTGAACATATCAAATTTTTCATCTTTCAAACCATCTCCCAATTTATTATACTCTTTGGTACAAATACTTCCTGGGAAAGTAGCTGCTATATCAATTATTTTAGTTGGTTGATATGTCTCACCAATACTGTACGCTTCTGGAACACAATTGTATACATTATTGGTTACTGAAAGAAAATCAACATATTCCACAGCATTTTGCATCATCTGTACAAAATTATGAAATATAGGCCAAATAACTTTGTAACCTTTATTATAATAAAATTTTGCAATTGGTAAGCAAATAATAATATCTCCGAGCTTACCTGGCTGTATTATTAATAATGTTTTCATTTATAAAATTTTTGCGTTTTAATATTGCCCAACCGTTACGTGTATCTTTATTTCCCGCTACTGTATCCCACTCACCACTTTTTACTAGTTCATAAGCTACTTTATTTGTCTTAAAAGCTTTCGCATAATCATCAAGAAAAAAAACATTCGTTCTGTTTCTTAATAAATGAAATTCACTGTACCCTGTAAATTCACTGCCATCAATTAAAATACCGTCATAAAAAATATTATTTTGTTCAATAAACCCTTGTTTAATCTGTTTTAAATTATTCATATCCTCCATAAACCAACTAATAACTAATGGTTTCATACTTCCATTTTGATCTTCTTTTGGAATTTTATTAAAAGGTGAGTCCCAAATTTCATCAAAAAATTTATATAACATAGAATCGTATGAAATTGATCCTGTGTTATGACACTTAACCCAACTATAATTTTTGGTATTTTCTACTAATTGATTATATCTATCTGATTTTATTTCAAGACAATCTAATAATTTATCTCCAGGTAAGTCTTTCATACCTTCAATAAAACATTGAGTAGATCCTGTACCGTCCCATGACCCTATTTCTAAAACTTTAAGTAATTTTAAATCTTGACAAGTTTTAATAATAGCAGCGCTAAATTCATCATTTTTTGTAATTTCACCCATTAATATTGCCTCCAGTAGTATCAACTTTAGTCCAATCAGGGATTTGTTTTATATATTCTGCAACAGTTTTAACATCTTTAATACGTTCATTAACTAAATCATACCAAAGCTTATCACTAATTTTATTAGTATCTGCAATAGCCATTCTATCAGCTACTCCATCTTTTTTATCTTTTCCGAGCACCCAATGCCGGTGTTCAATCATAATATCTCCACGATATTTTAAACGACCAAATGCATTAAAAAGTTGATGCAGCCATTGATCAATCCAATTAATTTTAAATTCTTCTCTCATAAACCTGCCTGTAACCTCTACTAATTTTCTATTACAAAATAAATTTACTGCTAATTTTGGGCCATGGCAGTCGTCATTACAATGAACTGCATATATTCCATCTTTTGGAGCATTTTTAAATTCATCAATAATCATTTGGTCCCAATTAGGTGTTTTAAATACCATATCATCCCCGATCATTGATATAATTTCTTCATTAGATGCGTCAGTGCAAAGGTTCCACATTTTACCAAGACCAATAAATTTTCCCTCATTTTTAATATCCACAATTTTTACACAAGGTATTGCACTCGCAATTTTTTTAATTGTTTCTTTTGTTGGGTCATCTTCATCCACACCGAAATAAATGTTAACATTATTAATATCCTTTACTGTTGCAAGTATAGATAAAAGCATAGTTACACGGCGATTCATTCTTTCACGAGAAGGTACTAAAATAGCAATTTTCAATTATAATCTCCCCCATGTCTATACGGCAGATCGTGAAACAAAAAATAGTCGTTCTGTGTTAATATATTTTCCAGTCCTTGAAATTTAATTGGTGCATCTCCCCATCTTTTAATATAAATGTTGCCTGTTTGTTCAATAAAATCATAATATTTCATATACTCACTATTTTTAATCCACTGTATGTCTACTATTTCAAAGTGTGTTTGAAACATTGCATTTTTCCTATTCTCAGTTTTATTAGATCCAAAAAATTCCGTTGTTTTATCGTATAAACCTTCAATGACATAATCCATATCATTTTCAACACCATAATACCCATATTTTCTTTTATATTTTACCATTTGCTCAAAAGGATCATAATCTAACACATCTGTAAAATACGAGTCACAATCTAGCCGCATAAAATATTTAACATTTTCAAAAAATTTATGTTTATACATATCTCCAGCAAAAAATCTGCACATATGTCTATATCCTATTGAAAAAAATGCCCCTTCATCCCAATGCCCTTTAAATTTTTCTGGAATTTTTTCTAAAATTTCTTTTGGATAATCAGGTATTTTAAATTTTACATTATAAAAATAATGATTTTCCGGAGCATGTATTTTAATTTCATCAACAACGTCTTGTGACAGCCCTTCATGTCCAAATACAACAGGGTAAGGATATTTTTTTAAAAAATTTTCTTTAAGAAGATCTAAGCTTTTATATAAGCGACGAAGATGAACTTGATTGTCATTTACTAGATAAAATATAACTGATTTTGGTATCATAAATTTTTTGGTTTAAGTTTTTTAATAAAATCTAAAACTTCTTGTTTTGATGCGAGGGGGGGATTATTTGGCACATGACCGTGTATACTTTGATATATCTCCGCACCTTTTCTTACTTTTTTCATCCATTCTTCTTCATTTTTTGCTATAACAGAATTTTTAATAGCATCTGGAGCCTCAGTAAGATATTTTTCAGAATCAGCAATATCAGCAAAATGCCAAAAATGTGGATGGTAGCCTGCTTTATGAATTCTATATGTATGGTCCACATGATCAAAAGCGCTTTCAAAACGTTCATCAATATAACCAACTTTTTCTAAAACTTCTTTTGAATAATATGAAAACATTGCAACTGTATGTTCATACAAAGCAATTTTTACACCTTTACCATAATCAATAATAAATTTTGGATTTACTGGGCTGTGTTGATCAAGTAAATGTCTATTATGTAAGTCAAACTGAATTTTTTGTTTACGGTTAAAAGGTGACCCTGGACCGTAATTAAAATGTTTAATTCCAGATACTAAAGATGCTTCAATATATTTGTCAAATATATCCGGATTTAAAATTAACATATCATCTTCAATTATAAAAATATGTTCACACCCTTTAGCAACTAAATATTTCATTGCTTTTGTTTTAGTTTTACCTGATCCTAGATTTATTGGGTTATCGATCCACTCTCCTTTTTCTAGAATTACATCAATTGGCTTACCATCATTTACAACAACAATATCATCAATACGGTTTAATGGTAGTGTTTTCCATAAAGCCTTGAAGTAATCTGGTCGATTGCAAGTAATAATGCCAACCCCTATTTTAGCCATAATGTATTATAATAAATAATATATAATAGTCAATATGTCGACCGTAAAAATTGGTATAACATCTCTGCCTGAAGCTACTGAAGTAGTGGCTGGGGATTACTTTGTAATTGAAGATGAAATAGCTTCAAAAAAAGTAGATTTTGAGAACGTTATTTGGAGCTTAGATAACGTTACTTTTGCTTCAACTTTATCAGCTCAATCAACTAATATTTCAGCGTTATCAACTAATTTATCAAATTTATCAGGTCAACTATATTCAAATGTTAATACGTTAAATAGTACAATTAATACTGCTGTACAAGCAGTATCATCTTATTTACGTGATATTTTTTACCCTATAGGTGGAATATTAATGTCTACACTTGCTGCTAACCCCGCAACATATATTCCAGGCAGTAATTGGATTGCAATATCACAAGGTAAATTTATTGCTGGTGTTGGTCTTGGTAGTGATCAAAATGGCGATGCACTATGTGTTGAAATGGGTGGAGATACTGAAAGCCCTCTTAATAATTTTTTAATTGGTGAAAGAAACCATACTTTGACTGTAAATGAAATGCCTTCACACAGCCACGTTTCTTATATCAATATTGGTGCTGGTTCTAATAGTTTATCATATCAAAACGGTCCACAACCACAAAATTGGCGTTTAGATAATCCTTATCCTTATACAACAACAAATACTGGTGGTGGAGTTAAACATAATAATATCCCACCATTTTATGGTTTGTATATATGGAAACGAACATCATAATTTTCCGTGCCAACTCAAAAGATTGATATATCATCTCTTCCGACAGCTGATCAAGCTGTACCAGGGGATTTCTTTGTAATTGAAGACGGTGTTTCAACAGAAAGAGTTAATTTTGAAAATATAATTTGGGGCTTGGATAATGTAAATTTTGCATCTACAATATCGGCCCAATCAACTAATATTGCAACTATATCTTCTAATTTTATATCACTTTCAAGTGAGGTAAACTCAAATGTTAATGCACTAGATAATTTACTTATTACATCTGTTCAAGCTCTTTCATCTTTTGTAAGAGATATGTTTTATCCAATCGGTAATATTTTATATACGTCTTTGTCAACAAACCCAGCTGTGTATATACCAGGTACGTCATGGCAAGCTATTGCACAGGGTAAATTTATTGCAGGTGTGGGCCAAGGTGTAGATAAAAATCATGACCCGTTAATTGTTGAATCTGGTGGTGATAATGAAAGTCCTGGTAATAACTATATTATCGGTGAAACTAATCATATTTTAACAGTTAATGAACTTCCACCGCACTCACATAATTTTACAATTAATTTAAGTATTGAAAATTTTAATACTGCTACCAATCAACCTAATAGTCAATCATATCAAAATGGACCTCAAGCTCAAAATTGGCGCATGGATAGTCCATATCCTTGGACGTCGGTAGTGGCAGGCAGTGGATCTAATCACAATAACTGCCCACCACTATACGGTATTTATGTTTGGCAACGAACTTCTTAACCTTGCCAACCAGCAGGGGGTGTTGCAAAATCAGCTGGAAAACCTTTTGGTAAAGCAACTAGTTTTTCTGATACTAGTTTAATACCCATTAACTCTAATTGAGATTTACTATTGTAGTAAATAAAATTAGTGAATATTGAATAGTCTCTTTCAAATATAGTTGTTACTACTTTATCGTCGATTTTTTGTCCCCAAGTAGTGCCGTGATCGAATTCAGCGACTTCAGCGACTTCTTTATCAGGTATAACCTGACAATAATTAGCAGTTCTTAACGTGCCGTGACTTGTACCAGACCCTGTAATATAAACACCATTATTACAATTTGTAATTGTATTAATTCCGTTAATTGCAGCATTAGATAATGTAGAACCACAATATGATTGTGTAGTTGTATAGTCTGGAATACTAGGTCCAAATGTAATAGTGTTGATATTATATTGTAATGGTGTCCAATATGATTTTTCTTTGTATATCTGTACAGCTATAACACCTACATTTTCACCTTTACCTTTTTTAGTTGCGTAGCTTCTTTGTTGTTTTGTAAACTTAAAAGCTCCAACAGTGGTAGAATCTTTTCTATATCCTTTAATAGATAAAGAGTCCCAAGCATTTATTACATATCCTAGATCTTTAGCTGAAGCACTTTTTCCAGAAATGACAGATAGTCCATCTACTGATACTACTGCTTCAACTCGATGACTATTGTTATTTTTAATTTCAATAGTATATTCTGTACCTTCTCTTGACTCTATAAAAAATCTAGACTCGCAAGAATAGATTTTGACTGGGCGGCCTTTTGCATTTACGGAAAGGCTAATACCGTTATTAGTTATATTATTCATAATTTATCCACGACACACAATGTGTTGGAACATTAATATGTAATTATTAAGTAATAATAAATCAACTATGAAATATATTAATCCTAACAATTGGGTTTCGGGAATATATAAAATAATTAGCCCTGACGGATATTATTATATTGGATCAACAAATAATTTTAATCGTAGATGTTTTGCTGAACATTTAAGAAATTTAAAAAATGGAAATCATAATAATGTTCATATGCAAAATAGATATAATAAATATCCAGATAATTGGGTATTTGAAGTTTGCGAAAATGTTCATCCAGATTTATTAATATCTGTAGAAGATAACTATATAAAACAAAATTTTGGTAATAAATTTTGTATGAATCTAAGCAATTCTGCATATAAACCACCTGGTATGAAAGGCAAAAAACTTACGCTAAATCATAAACAAAATATTAGTAAATCAATGATGGGTCGTAAATTTACAAATGAACATAAATTGAAATTAAGTCAATCTTTAAAAGGGAGACCAAATTTATCATCTAAAGGAATTAAGAAAACTACCGAGCAAAAAATTAAAATGGCTCTTAAAATTTTATCAAAATCTGATAAAACTATTTTATTTCAAATACTAACAGACAATAATCTTGATGAAAAAATAAAGGATGTAATTAAGTTTATTAGACTTTAACGTTTTTGTGATTTCGCAAACTCTTTAATCTTTTTAATTTCATGTAAGTATGCCTTTTCTTGTTCAGCATCATACTTTTGTGATTTTAAAAGATTTTCAATTTCAGTCAGATTTTCTGGGTTAAATAAATTGGTTGGATCGTCTGGATTTCCTCCAATTAAATCACCTGCACTATTAATATACATTCTAATTAAAGCGAGTCTTTCTTCTCTAGTACCAAAAATTTCAATAATACCCGGACAATCATCTGCAGGGAAAAAAGGATTGCGTCCCATATTATGAGTATATTGCATAACTAATGCTTTAAAAATTGCATCTATTTCTTTAATATAAATTGGGTCTATTTCTCTTACACCATCATTTTTAATTTCAATTTGAGGTGCTGCTTTTGTTAGCGGTATAAAATAAATTATATCCAACATTTTCATACTCTCTCTTACTAAAGGTATGCATTTATCAATAAATTCTTTATCAATATCACTAGTACCTTTTTCCATGCACCACATTGAATATACTAAATTATCAAGCGGACATCTATCATAAATTACTTTACTATCTTTACCATATTTTTGCATCTCTGCAATCATATGATTTAAAATTAACCATTGTGTCTCTTTAGTAGCATTTTTGCTGTGTGGTAATTTTTTATTAACAATGATATCTCTATATGTCTCTTGTACAGTAGAATAATTGGGCCAATTTTCAATAAAATCTTTTGTAAGAGTGCTCTTACCTTGGTTTGCCGTGCCAGAAATTGCAATACGCATGCAATAATTTAATGATATTTCCTAACTAAATCAACCGCTTATTTTCCAAGAGCGCCACCAGGATTAACTGTTGTTGGTTGACCTGGTTTGCTTGGTGCCGGAGCTGTAATTGGTGGTGGTGCTTCTTTTGTAGTATCAGTCTGTATTTGTGTTACAAGAGCATCAAAAGCTTTATCTAGTGCAGATGTAAAAACATTAATGCTATTTGGTGATATTTTTTTAACATCAATACCTAATTTAGCCATATCTCCAAAAACTTCATCAGATAAACCTTTAAATTTTGCCATTGCGGTTTGACGATAACTTTGAATTTTTGCTAATTCACTTTGAATAGCACCTTGCTGTTTTTGTGTTTGTGCTGCTAAAACTCCAGCAGTATCACCTTTCATCCCAGCAACAGCACCTTTAGCAGTTCCTGCTATTCTGTTACCAGCCCCTTTTATGGCCCCAACTGCTTGTGCACTACGGGCTTTTAATCTATCAAAAACACCTTCATCTAGATTTTGATAGGTTTCGTAAATTAAGTGTGATTCTTTATCCATATTATTATTTATGTTTTCGTGTAAATATTAATATGCGTAAATATATTTTAATCGTCTTAAGCTGCTTACTACTAGCTGGCTGTAATTTAGACGGCTTTAAACCTGTACATAAACAAGATACATATCAGCTTCAAATTCAGCAAGTAGAAACAAAATATAAAAATGATTATGATCTAAAAGTAAAACAATTAGATGCTGATACTAAAAAGAAAGAAGATTTACAATTAGATAATCTCCAGCAATCAGCTGGTCTAGCATATGGAATATATTATCTTAATAATATTCAAACACCTCCATCAAGAACCGATACAATTATTGGTTTAAAAGCTAAAGAATTAATTACACGTCTACCACCAATTACACCAGCTGCAATTTTATCTATTAATGACGAGCTAAAAAAAGAGCTTGATGAAAAGCAAACAACAATTACTGATCTCCAAACAAAATACCAAAAAGCTTTAATTGATGCACAAAATGAACAAAAAGCTAAAGCTGATGCACAAGCAGTAATTGATCAAGATAAAAAGAATATTACCGATTTAAAAACTACAGCCGATCAAACTGTGAGTAAATTAAAAGATGCTCAAATAGCATCTGAACAAAAAGATTTAGATACAGCTAATAAAGCTAAAATTGATGCAGAAAATAGAGCTGCTCTCATTGCACTTTTAATAAAAATTCTAGTTGGAATAGGTGCAGTGACAGCTATAGGAGCTTGGGCTTTTAAAAGTTTAATATTAGCAGCAGCATCTGTTGGATCTTTTGCTCTTTCAGTATATATTGCTTTTGTACCGCCTTGGATGGTTATTACCGGGGGCACATTAATCTTAGTTGCTATAGCAGGTGGGTTATTTTATGAATGGTATAAATCATATAAAGCACATGCTTCTGAAACAAGCTTATCAAACAGTCTAGTAGGAAGTATAGAAGATATTAAGTCAAAAGTTGGGTTAGATACATTTAACAAAGATTTTGCTCCATTAATTCAAGATTGGACAAAAGATGTCCCTGGCGCCGAAGCTGCTATTCAAGCTAAACTAAAATCTCTAAATCTCGTTTAGACTTTCAATGCTTTATCCCAAAGCTGTAAATGCATACGATTTGAAAATTTAAATCCATGCTTTTTACATATATCTGCAACTATTGGACCCACTTCTAATAGTTCTTTTCTTGAACCACACATTGGCATAATCCATATTAAATTGTGGGGTAAATTAATTTCAGGATTATTAATATATTTAGAATATATTTCATCCAAATGTTCTTCTTGTTTTGCAACAAATTTAAAACATGCTTGTCTACGAATTAAGTACTTTAATACTTCAGGTTTAAATCTCTTTTCAACCGGATCACCATTATTAGATAATTTTGGAGATGTTGTATATGTTATAATACATCCAGACTGGTCCCACTCTTGGTCTGGTAAAATCGTTGCATTTGTTTCAAAATCAATATGTAGTGCAGGTTTAAGCGGTAAAACTGCTTTGATTGGTTTAGAAAAATCTTCAAACCCCCATTTATCTCTAATATAACAAACAAATTTATATAGATTTTTTTGTTGGATAAAAGGTTCACCCCCAGTTAACTTTAACACTGCACCTTCTTTTAATTTTTCATGATAACCTCTTTCCTCAAAATATTTTGCAATCTCTTCAAAAGTCATTTTATTTTTCTTTGACCATGAAATATATGAATCACATCCATGAGGAGAATCAGGACTTTTAAATCCTATACATGTTAAATTACACATTGATAATCTCATAAACACTGATGGATACCCTATTAATCTACCTTCACCTTCTAGTGTATAAAATACAAAGTCATCAGAAATAAATAAAGTATCTTTTGTTGGATCGACCATAAATTTTGTGTATTATATACTAAATATATTAGATGTCAAAGGACAAATTCCGTAAAAAGAAAAAGGATAGAAATAAGGAAACAATAGAGTTAGAGGCAGCATTAAAAACTAGAAAATGGGAATACGATTTTCAAGTCGACTCAAAGTATACATTCAGCTATAATCAGCAAAGCCTTATAGAATCAATAACCGGTCCAGATACAAGTATTGCTTTTGTAGATGGTCCTGCTGGAAGTGCAAAAACGTATATTGCGGTTTTAGCTGCTCTAAAATTATTATCACAGCGAAAATTGGAGAATATAGTATATATTCGAAGTGTTGTAGAAAGTGCTAGTAAGGGTATTGGATTTCTCCCAGGTGAAATTGATGATAAATTTGGACCTTGGTCAATGCCCCTTAATGATAAATTGGAGGAGTTAGTTTCTCCAGAAGTAATTAAGAATTTAAAAAGCACTAACGTTATAAAATGTTTACCTGTTAACTTTGCCCGAGGACTGACATTTCGTAATAGTTTTGTTATAGTTGATGAAGCTCAGAATATGACATTTCAAGAATTAACAACTCTTTTAACTCGTGTAGGTGAAAATAGTAAATACGTTATTTGCGGGGACACAATGCAATCAGATATTAATGGTCACAGCGGATTTAAAAAAATGTATACAACATTTTCTACTGAAGAATGCGCTGCTGAAGGAATACAAATGTTTAATTTTGATGAATCTTGTATTGTGAGAAGCAAAATATTAAGATTTATTATTAGTAGACTTAAGCATGCTACTTAATTCTTTAAGAGCTTGTTCAAAACCAACTTCGGTAATATTAGATGCACTAGATGAATGTTTCATCGTAGCTGGACTAGATTTTGGTTGCTCTTTTTGGAGTGCTTCTTGCATTTTATTAGCAGTTTCTTGTTCTAGCTGCTTAATTTTTGGATCTCTTTCCCTCGGTGCTGGAATATAATTATTCGTGGAAGAGACTTGTGAAGGGAAAGCTTCACCTTTTCCCGCTACTTTTTTACTATAAATGTCACTTAATTTTGGCTTCACTTTTTAAATGCATTATGTGAGTTACCCCATGATGTGCCAGCGAATGGATCCTTAAAAGACCCTGTAGTTTTTGGGTTATATAATGGGGGTACTCTACTAGTACTTTCTTCTTTTTTAGGTAACGGTATTTCAGTTACTTTAGTATCTTCAACTTTTGGTTCTTCTTTAGAAACAGGTTCAATTCCATTATTAAATGAAGATTCATGAATATAGGAAATTTGTACTGCATCTTTTAGATCTTCTAAAATTGCTGAGTTATTATCATGTTCCCATACTTCAACTTTCTGAAGCCAGCAGCGATTATTTGTATTTTTTTTAATGATTACATTAACTAATTCAAAAATATGTTCAGCAAATCTTTCAATACCTACACCCTTTTCAAAAATTCTTAAATCAATCACTCCACGACTGTGAAGAGTCTCAAATAAAGACCTTTCAGGATCTTTTGATGATATACAAGTTGTGTGATCAAATAATCCTTCCAAAGATTTTTTCACTTCACCTAAACCACCAAAATCTACTACCCATCCGTTTGTATCTAAATGGTGACAAGTAAACCAAAATTTAGCCTGTAATCTATAACCGTGCAGAAATCTACAATGACTCTGAGCAAATGGCTGTCTAAACGCTGTCGATCCGAGTGGAATTATCTTTGTAGATGAGAATTGTTGCATATATTATTATATTAACAATATCTTTGTATTCCACACTTTCTCCTAATCCTCTGTATATTATAAGAATATTCCCTATAAAAATCAACCACTAAATTAAGTTTTTCTCGGTTTAAGTGACTTTGGTGTCAAATATTTTGGTTGGCTTAAAATTTTTGGAGTATGTTTTTGTATAACTTTGTTTGTTTTTCTTAGTGATTTATCTACACTTTTTATATCATTTTGATTAGGCACAACTGGCTTAGGTTGGAATAGTCTATGACTAAAATATCGATGTGCTTTTAACTCCGCAATACTACGAGGATCAACGTATACGTGATTTTTTGGCTTTGCAATTTTAAAACCTTTAGCAGTTCTTGGCTCAATAACTTTTGCGTGAACAGGTTTTCCAAACGGGAATAATCTTAATAACATTGTATGATCAAAAACCTTTGTAATAAATCTACTATCCTCGTCTGTTTTTGGGCAGATTGATACAATTTGATATTGATCTGTATTAGTTACATCCCAGTCGTGCTTATTTAAAAGCATTGGCTTACCTTCATCAAAATCACTTTGATCATATATTGCAGTCTGATTACTGAAATGACCTAGTTGTTCTACATCTTTTGGTTGTGTGGTTTGTTTATTTTTTACACCTTGTGGAGCTAATGCACTTAAATCACCGGTTGAAAAATCTTTAAATTTTTGTGAGGCATTCTTAATAGCATTATACCCTTTACCGATTGAACTAAGAAATCCTTCATTAAGGCTGCCAGTAATAAGCAAATATTTTTTAAAAATTTCATACAAATCTTCAAAGGTGCAACCATTACCAAGTAATGTTGCTTCAATATCAGAGATACTATTGAGATCTTTAATCATACTAACAATACCCTTGTCTTTTATAGTGTGTGCAACAAGCAATTTTAGTTTATCAATACTAGAAAGAGATTTTTCCAAATCTATTTGTTTTGGTTGAACAGTTAATACAGCCATTGGAGCTCCTGGGGTTATCACTGCCATGTCAATTGTACCATCCTGATTTTCTTGCAGAAAAAAGCCTTCATAGGGAATATTATTGTTAGCAGGATCAACTTTAAGTCTAATTTTAGCTAACTTGATATTCTTATATTGGTTCTCAAACAAACCCTGTAATTTCATGTTATTATTTATTGATTTTTCCTAAATTGTACTATCATTAGAAGATGTCAAATACACGTGTCCAACACCCGACAATTTCAACAGCTAATGGAAATCTTCCAAGAACAGAGCAAGAAAAAGAGGACATTATTAATGATGCTGAAAAAGCATATGAATTATTTTTAGATGCATTGAGAATTGATTGGAGAAATGATCCAAACAGTGAAGGAACACCAAGACGTGTAGCTAAAGCTTATGTGCATGATATAGCTTCTGGATGCTATTGTCACCCGCCAAAGATTACATCATTTCCTGCTGATGGATATGATGGCATGGTTTTTCAAGGGGGTATTCCTGTTAAGTCATTATGTAGTCATCATCATTTACCTTTTACAGGGGTCGCGCATGTAGCATATTTACCAAGTTTAAAAGGGAGAGTTATTGGTCTTTCAAAACTTAATAGAATTGTAGAATTTTACGCAAGACGACCACAAATTCAAGAAGGATTAACAATGCAAATTCATAAAGCAATTGCAGATGTTTGTGAAAAAAATATAGGTGTTGCAGTTATGATAAGTGCTTCACACACATGCGCTTGTAATAGAGGTGTAAAGCATGATGGGTGTGAAATGAGTACATCAAAACTTTCAGGAGATTTCTTATCAGACCCTGCTGTTCGAGCTGAATTTTATCAGTTTATTTCGCATTGGACCCGACAGAAGTAGTATGTGTTTTTGACACATCAATAAGTCTACCGAGAGATTCAATAAAATCTTTTCCAAGTAAAACTTTTTCATCATTTGATGATCGATCAGCAATAGAAAATTTGATATTTTTGTGAGATTTTCCTTCCACTTCAATATCAAAATAGCATACAGGTCTATGCTCAATATTTCCTGACCCGATATTTATATCAATTACCTCAATAAGAGGCTTTACAATATTTTTATCACCAACAGTTGTAAACTGTACGGATTTACCATCATCTTTCACGTTAATACCGTGAAGAACATTATAGGCCCCGTTACCGCTATCAACTTTAGCGTCAACGGGGCCTATTCCTTTAATTGTAATTGTCTCAACAAGACCTAAAGCTCTTTCAAAAAATAACTTGAATGGTATCACTCAATTATTTATTGATAAGCGACAATTAAGCAGCTTTAACTTTTAATTCTTTACGACGTTCTTGTACTTGCTTGCGCAACTCTCTCACGATCTTGCTAATCTCAAGAAGGGACTTACGGCTACGTGCACCTGCTGCAGCAGTATCCTTCTCAAGGAACTTAGTAACGTTTTCTTGGAACTCGTTATAACTAGTTGTTAGCGAAGAAATATTATCTGTAATTGTTTTGCTCATATACAATATATTATACCCAAAATACAAGCAATCAACTAATTATATTTACGTGCAAAAAATGTGCTAAAACTTTCTTTCACATTTGCGTGAAGAGCTGCCATATATTTTTTAACAGAACCTTTTGTACAACCGACCTTTTTTCCAGTGTCTTTTTTGTATATACATTTCCCTTTAATTTTATATGGCACATTAATATTTAGTTAAATATCGATCGGTAAATCGTGTTTATTTTCTAAAGACTTTACAAGGGGTATAAGTCGATCATTGTATAAAAATTCAATTATTTTAGTAAACCATTTACCTATCCATACATTATATTCTTCACCTGTTTTGTCGGTTGGTCCGAAATCAAATACAAATACTCTTAGGTACCCAAGCATATATTTATTATTTTTATCAACAGTTGTTTTTATTTGTAATTCGCAATCACTTGATAATTCTTCCCAATCTAAGCCAGGTTTATATAACCAAGCACCGTGGTCATTTTTAAATATTTTAAACTGCATAAACAATTTTGCTATATCTTCTCTAATATAGAAATGATTACCGATAATTTTGTATATTGGTTTTTCACTATCTAAATTTTCATAGATTATACGAATTTGATTTAAATCAGAAGTAGCCATAATACAACGGTATTTAATAAATAATATTATGAGAAACGCTTCAACTGATCAGACTAGCATTTTTAATAAGTATAAAATGTTAAAAGAAAGTACAGCCAATATGGGGTATGCAACACCTGGTCATGTCCAAAATATTAACGTTGGCAGTGAAGGGCCGGTTA